CGGTAGCCCCTTTACCATTTCATTAACGCCTTGTACGATAAGAGCTTGTCCACGCTCAGCTACCGTGCGAGCATAGAAGGCGTGTTCACCACCTCTGGCATGTTCCTTTTGTCCGTAGATATACGGCCGTTGCCCCATAGAATTCACTGAGGAGGGGTCAATGAAAATCACGCCGCGCGGCTCATTGGCTAGGTCGATAGTGCCCCGGTGTGCTGTCTGTAGACCGCTGGTGATGACGTGGGTAATCTGCTTGGCGTAGGCCAATGCCCCACGTGTGACGTACTGCACGGCCGTACCCAGTAACCCACTGCCGCGCATCTCCTGGACAATCTTGTCAATGTCCCTGAGTAGTTCCTCCTGGCCGGTCGCTTTCACATCACCGCTAATCACGAGCTTTTTACCTCCTCCAAAATAACCCACTTCCAAAGCGGCTCGTCTTGTGGCAGGCCGCCCCAACCGGAATAGTCCCAAACAGCCCGGATGTCATAATCCGCCCCGGCTACTGTCAACTCGTCACCGCCTGCGATGTCGTTGTCGCCTTCAATGAACGTCTGCCATACCTCAAGCGGGGTAGATAGCCCGGCCCGTGACGCTAGTTCGCTGTCTACCGGGTCGAGGGGAGTGCAAAATAGGCCAGTCAGATTGGCGGTGGGCACTCCCCGCTTGCCGGCTACGATATTGGCTCGTTTGGTGGCGCAGGGGATGGCGGCCAAGCGGGAAAAGGAACTTAGGCTCACTCGTCTATCCTCTTGAAGGCCATGTCAATCACGACACCCGAACCGTATTTGTCCGTTAGTGCCTTGCGTTTGCGCTCTATGGCTTTCTCTAGTCCGCCGGCTATCTGGCTGTAATGCTCCCGACGTGGCCCCAACGAAATGTCAACGGTCAGCAGCAGCCGGGTATGGGCCGTTTCCAGGCTGCGTAGTTCTACCAGGTCGAGGTAATGATTTACGTTTGTGACGGCCGTTAGCTCGGCATCTGTTGGCTCTATGGCATCGGCTACTGAGTGGCCCAATTCCCGCAGGGCGTAGCCTATCGCGTCCTCAAGGTCAGTGTCAGCACCAAAGGTGAATCCAGCCGCCACGAGAAGCGGCTCTAAACGGGTCTGCATCAATGCGCTGGTTCGGGCTATGGTTATCGCCATTATTTAGCATCACGCATCGTCAACCGTATAGGCGACCCCTAATGTACCCGTTGGCGTTCCACCCGTTGCATCCATATACAACTTGACGATGGGCACGCCTGATACATTAAGGGGCAGGTAATGTTTACCCGTTGCACTCATGACAAAGGAATCGGCCGTGAATGTTTTTGCGCCTGCGGTTTCCAACCATGTCCCAATCGGGAACTCGTCGCCCCCATTGGCATACAAAAATTTAGGAATGATGGCGACGTTGGTTTCGTCGCCTTTGGTGTAATTGAGGAATACGCCCAGGACATCGGAGCTTGATACCCGTATTTCCTGACTTCCCGCCGCCCCTATCGCGGTCTCGGCGGCCGTCACTACCGTTGTACTTGCCTGTAGGGTCGTAGTCGGTAGCATCTATTCCTCTTCCTCAGACTCCAAAGCCGCGATAAGTTCGGCTTTTCGCATGGAGGAGTAGCCCTCGATACCGGCCGACCTTGCTATCTCCTTGAGTTCGGCGACGGTCAAGTTTTCGAAGCTGGTGGCTATCTTGGCAATGATAGCAAACACTTCCGGTGTCACTGCGTCCACATCTAGAAATTGGTGCAGCCGTGCCTCCTGCTCGTGGCCAGGAGGCACAGGCCGCCAGTCTCTTTTGGTGTATTCGTGTCCGGCAAAGGCCCGGACGGTTGACCAGGGATAGTCGGCTTTAACTCGTGCTTTCATTAGGGATTTACCGTCGCGCTAAAAGGAGTGACCTCTGAGGCCCCGCCCGATTGCGTCCAGGCCGTGCAGGTCCAGAAGCCTGCCTTGTAGTCTATGCACTCAATACGGCCGCCAACAATACCACCTGTGCCAGCAGCACCGGCAAAATTCATGGTGTCATCGCCCGCATCGGCCCGCCACGCCTTCAGCGTACCGTCTACGTCCGTATCCTGTTGGATATTAATCGAGCCGTCCATTACGTCGGTGGCGTTGGCTACCTTGATAATGTTGGCGTTGGAAGTGGCGGCCACGCCGATGACGAAGGTATAGCGGTGTCCCGTGCCAGTGGCAGCGGGAAGGGTGACGACTGTTCCGGTAGTTTTGCCGAATTGCACAATTTTGCCCGCATGGAGAGCGGCCGTTACTGCCAGAGTATCGCCATTGGCGGCGATAGCTGCACCGGCCGATACGTCGGCGGCGGCGTTGATTTCGTCCGCAGTGGCGGCTACCGTTACGCCGTTCAGGGATAGGGCTGTGACATCCAGGTCAGTTAAGTTGCTCATGTGTTAATTACCCCCTACGAATTTCCCATTGTGGCGAGTAACGGATCTCCAAACCCAATCACATATCGGCCGTGAAACTTGAAATAATGCTTACCCCCGTCCGGCTGCTGGCTATCGAACCACATATTTTGTAACATCGGCCGTTTGCGGATGGCAACGAACATGGGTTTGACGGAGTAGTTTTCGTCAATCAGCACCCAGGCCGTTGTGTCAAATTGGGGCACGGTGAAGTATTGCGTTCCACCCGCATAGGGGTTCATTTCCCGATTAGCTGTGTCGTATGACTGCGGATTACCGGTAATGTTGGCCGCTATTTTGTTATTGGTCGGGCTAACGATTAATAGGTTGGGATTCAGGTTGTAGAAGTTGCCAGCATCGTCTTTGCGCTGGCGCATGGCTACCCAGACCGTATTGAAGTTATCATCCGACAGAGTGAGAGCGTTCAGATTGTCCTGGGCTGTCGTATTCGAGCCGCCGGGGTACAGGTGAGCATCAGCAAAGAACTCGGTTTCGTTGGTGATGCCAGTGCCGTAGGTGGCCGTGTCGCCAGCGTTCAGGACGATAAATGTCAGGTCGTTAATGTGCCGTTGGAAGGCGGGTAAGATGTCCCGGAAGCGGCTCTCAATCATCCCCGTCTGGTCATCGTCAATCGCATTTTGGGAGAGGCTAACGGTTACGTGCCAGTCTGTCGGCTCAACCGTCTTGCCCTTCTCAATCATGGTATCAACGGCCTTGGGGTCTTGCGTTGGTACAGGTAGGCCGCCCAGGTCTACAAAGGTCGTGGAAGCGGCCGTTAAATCCACTTCCATAGCCACTCTGCGATAGGGCATGTTGTCTTGCGCCCGCGCCCCAAGCACGCCGGTGCGGGCTGCTACTTCTAAATGTTTCGGTAAATTTCCAGATATTGCCATTGGTTAATCCCCCTATGCTCCGGCGCAAATGGTCGGGCTAGAAAGCCGAACATATTGATAGCCTTCGCGCACCCGAACAAGTTTGCCGGCCTGCGGATTGTCTGCGGCCGTCGCTGATAAAGTAGCCGAATCGGAGAAGTACATCGTGTCTCCGACATCGGCATCGGTGAATGCCGTGCCGGGGATGCCGACTATGGTAGGCTCGATAAGAATTTCGATTTTCGTTGTCTCCGGGTCGCCCAGGGCAACAGCCGCATCCTCGTTAGCGATGCCGATAAAAATATCATCGGCGGCTACGACAGTGGCAGTTACAAAGCCGCGCACAAACACCGTGTCCTCGGAAATGTCCAGGATCATCGGCTGGCCCTTGTAGATAGTCTGGGCTGCGCTGGTGTCGAGTATCCATTCCTCGCTATAAGCCTTGCCCGAAACTTTGATATAGCTGTCATTTACTAAGTCGGCCATGATTATTTATCCTCCTTGGTGTATGGCGTAAGGTCGTAGTCATCGGCACTGCCAAGCCCTGCCATCTCGAAAAAGTCGGCCGGGGCGTTACCCGCTTCGATGGCTGCCTTAAGTGGGGTGACGGCATAATCGGGAACGGGCTGTAAGTTCTTTACCGACTTACTGTGTCCTAGTTCCGCGTACTCATTCAGCCCCTTGCTTACGGCCGCCTCAAGTAAACCGCCCCAGAATTTCGCCTGCTCTGGGGCCAACTTCACAAGCTCGCCTTTGAGTACATCAGCGTCAACGGGGATGCCTCGCGGAGCCTCGGCCGTGCCACCCGTCACCCGCTGCGCCAGTTCGGCATAACTGTTTTCTCGTTGCAGCGCGGCCAGTCTATGCTGCCATTCTAAATTGGCTTGCTTTTTGATAAGGTCGGCTAACTGGTCAAGGCTTTGCATCCGCTCCTTGACGGCCGTTTCGGTGTTCAGTCCGAACGCCTCGACAAGCTGATTAAGCTCAAAGGTTTGGCCTTGCGGTTCTGCTGCCTGCCGTTGTGTGTCCAGTTGAGCCAGGGCAGCGTTGACCCTACTGCCGACAAGCTCCTCTAACTGCTCTTGTGTTACTTGGATTGCCATAGTTTTATCTCCACTGTCTGATATATCTCCCTCCTCGTCACTGGCGGGGATGGGTTCTGTTACTGGTTCTGGGGTTTCTGGTTGAACCGGTTCTGGCTCCGGCTGCTTTAGCACCGTTACTCCCTGGCTCAGTTCGATGGCCTCGAATAGCGGTATACCATTGTCGTCCATACTGGCGGGATAGTTGGTTAGACCGCCACCGCGAATAGTCTCTCGTTCCAGGTCTAGGGAGGGGGAAAAGTTGGTCATGATTTTGTCTTTGATTAATCCAACTCCCACCTTTGTCCACCTTGCCATTACCCTGATGACCGGTATGATTTCGCCTTTGCTATCCGCCACCTCGCCCAATTCGGCTGATACAATCCAGCCGAGTGCATCGCCCTTGTTGTGCTCTTTATCAATAGGCAGGCCAGGCGCGTTTTTGCGTTGATACGCTTTAATGGCCTTTAGGGTATTTTCTAAATATGCCGGGAGTTTCTTGGCGACTATCTTTACCG